ATACTTAGGCTTGGAGTTAGAAGTAAAAGAGCTGATTCCAAGCCCCTCTAAAGGGGGTGAAAATTATGAATGAAAATATTGGTCAGTTAGTTTTATTGGTAACTGGATCATTAGTCGTAGGACTAATTTTATTCCTTGTAGCTGGAATTCATTTATCCAGTATTGGAGAGGGTGAACATTCAGGCTACATAACAGCAATAGATCAAAACGGATATATATTTAGAAATTACGATGTTTACTTTAAAACTGATAATTCATCCTCGCAAGAGGATATGTACTGTATAAACAGAGATAATCGAGGTTTGATAGAAAAGGCTAAAGAGGCTAACAAGTCTCGAAAGCAAGTAACTATTCGCTACCACGGAGTGAGAGCATTTGGACTTGATTTATGTAAAGATGTTGAAATTGACAATATTGAGTAGATTAGTGGAGGAGTGGCGGAACAGGTAGACGCAAAGGCCGTTTACGAAAGTAGGAGAACGGATTGGTGAGAGCAAGAGAACCAGGCGGGAGATCAACGGGTTAGAGGACAAGATCGCAACTTGTAACAACTAGAGATCGAACTACTTGAGATGGGCCGAATCGTTATGGATTCACTCATGTAAGGTGACTAACAAATCCTTACCTCCTCCACTAATTTCTCAAGTGAAAGGAAAAAATGAAAAAAGAGTTAAAAATAAAAAAAGGACAAAAGGAGCTTACTAAAGCTCAGTTAGCTTATTGCAAGAAATTTGCTCAAAAGCAGATTGAGATATATTTATCTACCAAGCAGAGACTATCAGACAAGGAAGTGGAGCTTTGTATGAATAACGCATATAAAGTTGCAGGGCTGGAATTGCCTAAAAAAATAAAATGGTTTGAATCTCCCGAATCTTTTACAAAAGCGGTTAGGGCTTCAGTTTGGGATTCAGTTTGGGATTCAGTTAGGGATTCAGTTAGGGATTCAGTTAGGGCTTCAGTTTGGGATTCAGTTTGGGATTCAGTTTGGGATTCAGTTTGGGATTCAGTTAGGGATTCAGTTAGGGCTTCAGTTTGGGATTCAGTTTGGGATTCAGTTAGGGATTCAGTTAGGGCTTGGTATGACAGCGATGATTTATCCTTTTACAAGACTTTTAATGATTTATTGGAACCCAACAAGTTAATATGGCTTATTAAAGTTTCAGAGAATGTAATCGGATATGGATTATATGAAAAAGAAGCGTGGTTGGTTAGAAAGCCTATACGATTAACAAGGGATGAAGAAGGAAGACTGCATAACGAAAATGTTAAAGCGGTTGAGTGGAGTGATGGCGTTGGTTATTACTTCTGGCATGGAGTAAGGGCAAACAAAAAAATTATAGAAACTCCTGATAAATTATCAAAATCTGATTGGCAGAAAGAAGAAAACCTTGAGGTAAGGCGTGTTATTCAAGAGAGGATGGGAGAAAGATTTATCAAAGCCTTAAAAGCAAGGAGTATTCAAAAGGATAGATTTGGTGAACTTCTGGAAGTTGACTTAAAAGATGATCCAGAGCATGTTGCAAGGTACGTCAAGGTAAAAGACTCATCAACGAGTAGAGTTTATTACTTGAGAGTTAAACCTAATGCAGTTAGCGCACATGAAGCTGTTGCGTGGACATTTGGACTCAAAGATACAGAGTATAATCCCATATCAGAAAGCTAGGTGATGTAAATGAAAAGACAGGGAGATTTAGTATTTATAAAAATTAATGAGTTGCCTAAGACTGTTAAAAAGGTGAAAGGCAATGTGATACTTCGTGGCGAAAGTACGGGGCATTCTCATACTTTAGACGGAGGAGACATATTTACCAAAAATAATGATCTTTACTTGGTGATCTTAAATAAAGCATTGATAAACCATCAAGAGCATAAGACCATAAGACTATCAAAAGGAGTATGGGCTGTTAAAAGGCAGAGAGAATATCAATCTAAGGATATGGTTAGGTTAGTGGTTGATTAAGTTTAATGGCGAAAAAACAAACCAAAAAACTTAAAAAAGATATATATTGTCCAGCTTGTGGCAAGAAGATTGAAGTGAAAGGGAAACACTTTTGTGGATTTTAAAATGACAAACAAAAAAACAACAGTTAAAGAGTTGGAGGGGAGGGTGAAAAGGCTGGAAGCAAGGGTGAAAGAACTGGAAAATATTAGAGAGACACCTGAGTCTTTTATACAAGCTTTTGATGGACATCTTTGTGGAATTTGTGGTCAGTGGCTTAAGAGAGGTCAATCACATGATTATAGATGGTAACTATAATGAAAAAAATTAATGACCAAACTTAAATTTTTAAAATATATGAATAAACTAAAGGAATATATAATTCCAGTGATTATGGTTTTTACTCCCATTGTTACTCTTCTTATATGGGGAACTGATGAGTTAAGGACACTTATAATAGGCATTGGATTTGTATTTATTTTTTACATCGGTCTTGTATGGTTAGTAGCCAAAATACAATCATAACTAATGATAAACAAACTTAAATTTTTAATCATCCATATTAAAAGTATCTTTGAAGATGAGAATGATGTAGGGAGGTATAATGAATGGTTTTAACTTTGATTGTAGTTAACTTTTTACTAGGCTTTATATTAGGAGTTTTAGCCGATTGGTATTTTTTTGGAAGAAAATAAATTGTTGGATTTACTTTTAATTTTAGTAGGACTAATATTTTTATTAGTCATGGGAGTGGGCTTTATGCTTTACTTAGTTGAAGCAGAAAAAAATTTAGATGTTGAAAGAATTAGAACAAGGAATACAAGAAATACTCCGTCAAAACGGAGAACTGCTTGATTCCATCTCAAAAGCAAGCAATAAACAACTTCTTCAAATGTTTGAAAATGAACTTAGAATTGCAGATGCAATGAAATTAAGCAAAAACTTTCCCCAACAGTCAATTGATCACCAACAGCAGAAGTTCTATTGGGTTAAAAGAGAGCTGGAGAATAGAATAAGTGAACATTTGGGAAAATGAAAAAGAAGTGCAGTAAGTGCGGGCTTGAAAAACCATTAGAAGAATTTAGGAATGACAAGTATCGTAAATCTGGAAAAACTAGCAGGTGTAAAAAATGCCTTGCTACTTTTACACCAAAAGAAATTAGATGTTATTTCTGCCATGAATGGTTTACTCAAACACAAAGTACGTATAAGTTCTGTAGTCCCAAATGCCATGGAAATTATTGGGCTAAAGTATGTAACTTAGGCATGAAAAGATATTTTTATATGAGAGAATACAACAAAAATTATCATAGAACTGACAGGGAAAGGAAAAATGCGTAGAGAAAGAATTGATGTACCAAGATTAGCAAACGATTATGTTGTATGCCATGAGATATTCTCCATGAAAGAAGTTCTTGACCAGATAGACGCTATTAGATATGGGGAAGTAGATGCAAGTTTGGAGACAAAATTAAACATCATGGAGGAAGCAAATAGCTGGCTGGATTACTTACCCGATTCTCTGGATTATAGATACGCCTTACGTAATGAAGGCCAGGGATGGCACATAACTATTGTGGACAAGAGTGATATTCAATAAGTTTAAGCAGTAATAGTTCCACCTCTTATTATAATTACTCCTGCACCAATAAATAATGCACCAACAATTATCTGCAAAATTGGAGGTAATACTGCTCCAACTCCCAGAAAGTTAAGCCCTACTGCTGCTAAAATTAAACCTAGTCCTACAATTATTAAGATTATTCCTACTGCTTTTATTATTACTTCTGATATAGACATAAAATCACCCCCTATTGTCAAGCCATTTTCGCTAATTTCGGAGTTCTGATTACAGCTTTTGTAATATCATAAAGACCCATGCTTCCAAGTGCCCCCATTAAAGCAGGAATAAAAGGAAGTCCAATAACTAATCCCACAATCACACCAATAATGATATTAATAAATGGAATCCAACTACCTGCTTTATTTGTTAAAACTTCTTTTAAAGGTGTTAAAAGTAAAACTTGCACTAATCCAGTTGTTAAACTTCCAGCTAACGCTAATTGTTCTATTGATATATCCATATAAATCACCTCGATGTCGCTCTCCAAATAATGACTATCGTTAATAAAATCCAGCTAATTCTTTCAATTAAATCCATAATGTCTTTTGGCCTTTTTGCAAGTCTTTTGAAGAATAGTGTAACAGCCCCTATCAATTCTTCCAGAGCTAGTTCCCATTTCGATTTTGGCCATTCAGGTATCTTTTTTTGCAAATCTTAACCTCTTGAATTCTGTATAGCATCTGCCCACACAACTAAGAGTTTCGCAAACCCATTATACTGCTTTGGAGGTTGAATTTGAATCCTCGAAAGCCTTTCAAGGTCATTAAGTTTTCCCCGTATCTGTTGAACTTCCAAATCTTCCTTAGTTCCCAAAAGCTCTTTAGGAAGTTTAGTTTGATCAGTAAAAGTGAAAGTAGGAGTAAGAGAATATTTGACGACTGCATATCCTATTGGATTATATCTACTTGTAGCTTTTTCCTCTGCATCCCAAGGGTCATAGCATCTTTTATTGCCAATATATAAAACCCAATGGGTGATACCGCCTATCGGTGTACCATCAACTTCAACAATACATGGAATGTTGTTTAAAACATCCGTATTATCATAAATCCTTACCCTCTTAATAAAATCAAGACCTTTGATATTATCCAGCTTATCCCAAATTAAATTATTATCGTCATATCCTCCAATGCTTTTAATTTCTCTGTTTAAAACGTCTGGATCGGTTTCTGAGATCATGGAAATACAGGTAACAAGACACCCATACTGGCCAAGTGTGCCATTACCCATATATTCATCTCTCCATCTTGTGTCTCTTTGTGAATAAAGTTTCATATATTATAATATTCTTTCTCTGCAATTTTTCTAGCTTTAATAGCTTCCTTCATAGTTTTATAAGAACCTAACCAAATATATTTATAATTTACTCTTATCTTTGCACCATAAGGTTTTATAGGTTGATTTTTACGAATTTCAATACCTGTATATCCAGTTTTATTATTTACTCTTATTTTACCTTTCCGAATATTTGCCCCATTACTTACAATCCTTAAATTAGACTTTCTATTATCTAAAGTATTGCCGTTTATATGATCTACAATATCTCCCTTTTTAGCTCCAATTACAAAACGATGTAATTCGATCAATCTTTGACTTGGCAATCTTTTCTGAAGATAAACAAGGTTATGTCTTTTTTTACAAATTCTAACGCACCATTTTGGTGATCTCCATGTATTAGTAACTTTTTCATAATCTTCATTATCAAGTTTTACTTGGAATGATCCATGTTTTTTACTTTTTATTTTTAATATTTTCACTAATCATATTATACCATGACATCTTAACAACTGATATAAATTAGAAACATCGTTTGTCTCGACGAATTTACCATTATACTTTTTAAAAAGCTCATTGAACTTGTCTTTCATAAACTCTTTTTCTCTTTATGGGCTCTATTAACCAATCTCACTCCCAACCACATTCCTAGTACATAAAAGATTGTTACCAGAAATATCGTGGTTGCAGACGAAATCGGTTTGTAGGGAACTAAAGTGGTATTTATTTGTGGAACTACTCTTGCCAAACTAACTACCAAAAGTAGAACTACATACGAACTCAACATTGCCATCGCTTTCTTAATTTGCGTCACATCCCCATTATAAATTACCGCACCTATAAATATACCCATCATTGTAGTAAGTGACATTGACGGCCAGAAATATATATCACTTGTAACGTAGACAAACGACTGTAAAACTAAATTAATCATTTTTTCAATTCTTTAATTATTCCGCTTAACTCAGCAACTTTTTCTTTTAGGGATTTAATTTCTACAACTAAATCATCGTTAGTGTTTTCCAATAATTCCAGCTTTTTTTCAAAACGGAATAGAAGATACGAGGCTACAGCCACGGGGAAACCAAAATTAGCTACTATGGTAAAAAATTCAGCCATTTTATAGTATATAGACTAAAAGACTATATCTAATTTGTCAAAAAGATATGGACTTTTTGGTGTTGACACAATGTGCAATTAGGTGTAATATCATATCGTGAGAAGAAAAAAGGTAAAAGTAAAGATAAAGCGATCCCCTGAAGAAAAGTCTGAAATGAAGCGATTATACCTTGAAGGTAACTCTGTTCCAGAGATAGCAAAAATATACAACCTCGAAGTTAGGACAATCTATTATCACATAAAACCTCTTTCTAAAGAAGAAAAGCTAGTTCATTTACAAAGGGCTTTGGATAAGGAGAAACCTATAAATGATAATACATAAACGTCTTAAACTAAGAGAATTTTGGTGGGATGAAGAAAATAAATGGTTCGCAATAGCTGACCCAGTTGAATCAAAAAGATATGTAACTTTGAACAAAGTTTATGCTTTTGCGTTTATGAGATTTGTAATCAGAATGGCATCTAGGAATTGGTTTAGAAAGGTTAAAAATAATGTCATATGTCACACCTAGTCAAAGATTAAGAGCAGTTATATATTTACTGTATATTAAAAAGACCAGACCTGAAACGTCTGAGGAATTTTACAAAAACTATATGGAGAAGATAATAGACAAAGTAAAAGAAAAGGTAAAAGATCAAAGGGAGGAACCACAAAATGGGTGAAGATAAATCAATAGAATTACCAACTTTCCAAAATACAGTAATCGAGATTCTTAAAAAATCTACACCAGCTAGTGAGATTAAAAAGAGAAAAGGTCCTGGCGGAATAATGCTTGATTATGTAAGTATTGGGTATATTATCTCTCAACTTGATGAAGCATTCCAAAAACTATGGGAATTTGAAGTAGTGGATCAGAAAGTTGGTAGAAAACAAGTTTGGGTAAAAGGTAGATTAACTGTACATCTAGCACCCAACTTCTCTTTAAAGAAAGAGGCATTTGGAAGCAGTGACATTAAAGAATATAAAGCTGGTGGGGTTATAGACATAGGCAATGATCTTAAATCCGCAGCTTCAGACGCTCTCAAGAAGTCTGCTTCCCTCCTAGGGATTGCATCTGATATTTTCTATCCAGCAACTAAAAATACGCCGTTGCCTACCACGACAACTACTTCAAGTGAAGTTACTGATGAAGACATAGATTTTTAATGGAAAATAAAAGTAGCAGCAACCACGAAAATAAATGTACACATAGAGGATTTTTCGCTAATGGGGGAACTAGCGCAATTCCTTTAAGAGATCGTATATGGACTATCACAACTCTCTTTTGCACAAATTGCGGTGCTGTAATGCACTCTACTGCTGATATTCCAAATCCAAAAATTGAGGTTCCAACTAATACTAAATTTTCCCTGAAGAAACAATAATTAGTTGGATTACTTAGTCCCTGTAGTGAGGATCCATGGATTGTAGACTCAAACTCACTCCTTTCTTTGCTACAGGGACAAAATAATTATATATGGTAAAAATAGATTTAGAATCATATCCACCATTTGTGTGGGTAAGAAATCCAAGAGGATTGGTTGTAGAAGTGGCAAAGGAGAAATTACCAGAGCTATTGAATCAAGGTTTTCAAGTTGTTTCAATGGACGTAGATACCCCACAAGATATTAGAGATCAGATCCCCAAGAGCAGAAAGGTTTATTTAACTGTCGAGGAACTATGAAAGATATTGCAGTTAAATATATATCAGCCTTTGGAGATCATTCTGGATATGCTGAAGCAGCAAGACAGACTATTTTCTCTTTGAACAAAGCTCAGATTCCTTTAACAACCGCTAGAACTTCATTCGTTAGAGAATCTGCTGACTATGGTGAGGCTTTGAAGATAGCCGAAAGATTAGAAGGAAAGCCTATTGACTATCAAGCAGTCATTATTCACCTTACCCCAGACTTATATCTAAACTATCTCGAACCTAACAAACATCATATTGGTGTACTTGTTTGGGAAACTGACAAGCTACCAAATAACTGGTCATGGTTCTGCAACCGATTAGACGAAATATGGACAAGAAGCCCTGAAACCAAAAAGATTCTAGTTAAGTCAGGAGTTAGAGTACCAATATACGTTTTTCCTGAACCGATAGTAGAAGTAAAACCAGAAGATTATGAGCCATTTATAATTCCCAACCACAGAGGTTTTCTTTTCTATTCAATCTTCGAGTGGACCAAAAGAAAGAATCCTGAAGCCCTTTTAACTGCTTACTGGAAAGAGTTTGAAGGAGATCAAGATGTCTCACTGCTTCTCAAGACTTTTCGAGACAACTACACGTTTCAAATGCACCAAAAAGTTAAAGGCTGGATTAATGAGCTTAAGCAAGGAAGTGGAATTAAGAAGTTCCCTAGAATTCTATATAGCAGTGATCTTTTGACCAATGAAGAAACATGGAGGTTACATGTTACAGGTGATTGTTTTGTATCAGCTCATAGAGGGGAAGGATGGGGCAGACCGCAAATGGAAGCTATGATGATGGGTAAACCGATAATCTCAACTAACTATGGGGGAATACATGAATATCTAAATGAAACAAATGCGTATCTTACCAACTACAACTTGACTCCTGTTACTCAGGAAGATGACAGACCTTACTATACTCCAAATCAGAATTGGGCAGATGTAGATATAACTGATCTACGAGGTAAGATGAGATTTGTATACGATAACAGAGATAAAGCTATGGAGGTTGGACAGATTGCACGAAACTTTGTAATAGAAAACTTTAATTCTGATAAAGTGGGAGGAATGATGCGAAAAAGATTAATGAAAATTGCTGAAACACTATGACGAATCCTACACAACAAGACGTTCAGAACTTCGTAAACTTTGACTCTTGGTTCAATGAATTCAAGACAAAGCCTGGGGGTAGATATTACACCTTTAAAGCAGCTCTCAACTTATTTTTTCAGCAGGAAGAATCAAGACTGATTGTTGAGACTGGTTCTGTTAGACAAGAGAATGATTGGACTGCTGGATATTCAACTTACATTTTTGGTAGGTTCTGCAAACAATATGAAAAACAGTTATTTACGATTGACAACAATCCAGAGAATCTTGAAATGGCAAAGAGAGTAACTAACGATTTTAGGGATAATGTTACATACGTCCTAAGTGATTCAGTAGCTTACCTAGAGAAGTTTAGCAGGCCAATTGATCTTCTTTACTTAGACTCACTAGATTGTCCTACTGAAGCTGGAAGTGATGCTAGTGCCTCTCAGAAGCATACATTAAGAGAACTTCTCTCTGTCTACAAGCAACTGACTCCATATTCCATAGTTATGATTGATGACAATGACATAGATAATGGTGGAAAGAGTTTACTCGCTAAACGATATTTGTTTGAGAATAATTGGAGATGTGTGCTTGATGAACGGCAAACAGTATGGATAAGGAGATAGAAAAAACACAGAGTACGTTTGTATTAGCCACTGATTTCTATGCTAATCGAATATATAACCTTGTAAAAGAGGTTAAAGATATGGACGATCCAGACGAATTCATAATAGTTACAAAGGTAGAACAGATAGAGGAATTAGAACTGAAACTGAGACAACTTAACAGAAGACAGAAATTGGGATATATAAAATGAGTAGAATATTGTATTTATCAGCCCATAGTATACTTGAATATGATGAAGTTAGTATTCTACACGAACTAGGACATGATGTATTTTCTCCTGGTGCATATGTAGAACCTCAAAATCCAGGGAACGCATATGCTAGACCAGACGTTAAAGGACTCAGATACGATCCATATATTGTTGACCAATACCACAAGATTGGTGGGATGTACCCTGGACAAGATGCTAAGGACTACTTAACTCCTGAGTTTATTAGCAACTTTGACATTATTATTGTAATGCACATGCCTAGATGGATCGTCAAAAATTGGGATGCTTTTAAAGGAAAGAAAGTTGTGTGGAGAACGATAGGGCAGTCAATAGATAAGGTTGAAGAATCATTAAAACCATTTAGAGACAAAGGAATGAAGATAGTTAGGTATTCTCCAAAGGAAAGGGAGATTCCAGGCTATCTTGGAGAAGATGCCATTATTCGTTTTTACAAAGATCCAGAGGAGTTTAAAGGCTGGACTGGTGAAAAGAACTATATAGTCAACTTCACTCAGTCAATGAAATCCCGTGGTGAACACTGTAACTGGCAGGTATTTAACTTAATAACATCTGGACTACCTACAATCGTATATGGCCCCAATAACGAAGACTTAGGAGAAGTATCAGGGGGGTTTTTGGGATATGAAGATTTGAAGAAAGAACTTAGGTTGAATCGTGTCTATCTCTATACTGGTACTCAACCATCCAGCTATGCTCTTAATTTCATTGAAGCATGGATGACAGGAATTCCCATAGTGGCTCTAGGTCCAAAGTTTACAGAGTCAATATACAAGGATCATCATTTGTATGAAGTTAGCAGTCTAATACAAAACGAAGTAAATGGTTTTTGGTCAAATAATGTAGATGAGCTGCGGAACTACTGTATGACGCTTTTAAATGACTCTGGACTTGCAGACAAGATTGGAAAGGCAGGCAGAGCAAGTGCAATAGAATACTTTGCGAAAGACAAAATCAGAGAAGAATGGAGAAAGTTTATTGACTCACTAGCATGAATCCAACCAAACAAATAGCACAGTTTTTACCTTTGTTACAAGAACCTACTGATTCTGGATATAGGTGTTTCAATACAGGTGGGGTTGAAACTGAGGTAGGTACTTTTCTGTATGGACTTGTAATAGCTACAAAACCTGAACGAATACTTGAGACGGGAACACACAAAGGAATAGGTGCAAGCTATATCGGTTTAGCTTTGAAAGAAAATAAAAAAGGTCTGTTAGATACAATCGAGTTCGATCCTCAACACCAGCAAGACTACCTTGATATATGGACAAAGTTAGAAGTATTAGATCATATTGTTCCTCACCTAATGAAAGTTGAGGACTTTGAGATTAACTTTGACTACGACATTGCTCTCCTTGACACAGAACCAGACATTCGTTTCAAAGAATTAGTCAGGGTTTTTCCCCACGTTAAAGAAGGTGGTTTTATCATTATTCACGATTTAAGTAATGCTATGGGACAAAGTGGAATTACAGCTCATGGAATGACTAACTGGCCATTTGGAGAGATACCAGAGATAGTTCAAGATTGGGTAAAAGATGATCTGTTAAGGGTATTTCATCTTCCAACTCCACGAGGAATTACGATCTTTTATAAGACAAGAGTAAACGACCATAGGTGGAGATGATATGCTATTTTTAATTGATATAGATGGAGTAATAACTTCTAATCCAAGTTTTTTCCAGTGGTTTATATACACCCTCAGAAAGAAAGAAAACAAACATAAAGTTCATATCGTAAGCTGTCGCAATCCTGAAAGGATATTTGAAACTGAGCTAGAACTTACAAGCTGGGGGATTAAATACGATGAGATTCATTATATGCAGCCTGAGTTACCCCGTGACCTGAAAACTCAAGCAGAATGGAAAATTGCAATTGCCAAGTTTATTAAACCTGATATTTGGATTGACAACGATTTTAAGATTTATAAACAAACATGCGGAGTTGATGTGTGGAAAGAACTACCAGATGTAACAAAAATAATGATATGAGATTAAAGAGAGCTATCGTAACAACCTTTGACGGAGATCCGTTTCTACTTCACTTTTGGCTTCATCTTTACAAAAAGTATTGGGGAGGAGAAGTAGACAAGGTCTACCTATCAATAGCATATCATCCTCTTAATTCAACAGTCGAAACAATAGCGTATCAGAATCAGTTGCTATCTCATTTCCACAAAATTGTTGCCTTTCCTTATTTCCATCCAACTAATCCAGAAACTAGAAATCAAATCCTCATCCCAAAAGTGAGAGAAGGATTATTAGGGCTTATAGAGAGTGATGGATTTATATTTGGCAAGGGTATAGTCAATGATTGTTTCGACAAGATTGAGAAACAAAAATATGATCTAGTAGCCTCAGATTATCAAGTTATTCCTCCTCCTTTGGCTGAATCAATTGGTAGAGGATGGGCAAGAAACTTTTTCTTTTGCCGTACAAAATACTTTAAATCCATAGATATGGACTTTATGCCTAGAGAAGATATGGGTGTAGCCTTTGACTGTTTTGGCTGGATCTCTGCTCAGATTGCCAACAAACATCCAAGAGTCTGTGAAATACCTTCTAATATGCTTCATCCAAATAATACCTATTCTCTTATGTTTTCAGCTTATAAATGGCTACACGTCAGGCAGATGGGAAGTAGCATGCTAGGTTTTGGTAATGGAGAAGACTACAGGGCCATTAGAGATGGTGATGAGGACAAAATAAATGCCTTTGTAGGACAAGTTAATTCTGTAAACAATAGGTGGGTATTTACAAAGACGGCTGCGTTTAGAACATTAATATGGAAGCATTTTCCAGATAAAGATAAGATCCCTAACTTTTCGGGAGAGTACGAAAGAGTCTTAAAAACGTTCATCGAGAAGACTGGTATTCAAGGAGATGTTGACAGGATGGTTAGTTATTTTGAGGAGGTTATAAATCCATGAAAACAAACGGAATCATTATTCCATTTTTTGCAAACGAAAGGATGAGAGAACGTGAATACTATCGGGTGCTGTTTGAATTCCAAAAGGTATTTTTAAAAGAAGCGGAAAAGAAGATAGATAAAATTCTAATAATAGATTCTGGGTGGAACTTCACTGAAAAGGACATAGTGTGGCTCAAAGATGTATTTGGCAATAAACTTCAATACGAGAAAGCACCAGAACAGGATCATTGGGACAACATGAATATATACCTCAAAGAAATTCACACAGACTATATACTGATAATGGATCAGGACACTATTATCTACGATCTTAAAGTATTAGACGAAGGATTTGGACTAGAAAATACAGTTAAAGGAATTCTCGATAGTTCTGGTGGATTCCAACTGCCATTTTCTACCATCCTAGATGCTAATAAAGAACGTGGAAAGAGATTTAGGTTCGCTCCATATCTAACTTTCATAGACAGTTCACTCTTAAAAAAGATCGATATAGATTTTAGTCCCAAGCAGTTTAATCAAGACTTTAAAATCAGGAATTTGGACTATCAAACAAAGGTGGGTGACTGGACAGACTCTATGGGTTACATGACGCTTCAACTGTTAGGAATTGAAGGTGCTAAGTTTGTCGAAATGAAAGACGACAGAAGAAGTTTATATCTTAGGGAGGATGGAATCATTGAAGAAGAGGAATTTTTGGAAGGTGAACCGCTAAAAGAAAACTTAGGTTATTATCACATCCGTAATTTTACAAAAGTATTTGAACTGACTAGTGGATATGCGGGTGCTGCAACTCCGAAAGAGTTAATGAGAATGCTGGCATGGGTAAACATGATGTCTATTACAACCAAATATAAAGTTCCTACTGAGTTCGAGCAGTCTTTATTTTTAGTAACGCCCTACTGGAAAGAATACTATAATCGTTTTCTTAATTATCACGATTGGATTATTCCATATACCTATGAGAAAAATATATAGATGTGCATTCCTTCCTTCTCCTGGCGATCCCTACTGCCTAGTCTTTTTCTTTCGATTCTTTAGAGAGATTTGGCAGAATGAAGTAGATAGACTCTACATCTATATCAACTCTCCTATTGAACAACCAGTGTTTAACTTCATGTGTAATTACGTCAAAAGGCATCCCAAAGTTAGATTAATAACCAAGCGTAGAGCAAATGACCATGGTCCATGTCTTACCCAAATGACATTAAGAGCCACTGAAGATCTAGTAATGTTCATAGAAGATGATGCTGTTATCTTTAGACCTAATATGGTTACTGAATGCTTTGACAGAATTGAAAAAGGGTATGCGGATATTGTAGCTTCTGGCCGTGGATCATCTGCTGATTCTTTAATACAAGCTGCGAAAGAAAAGTATGGCCTGAATTACGAAGGATATGGAGATAAGGGACCACACTTTTGGCCTAACTTCTTTTTTGCTAGACGAAACGATCTGCTTAAAACTGATATGAACTTTGCAGCTAAGGTTTGGCAAAGAGGAGAATTTATAAAAGAGTTGGATTTAACTGTTCCAGAGGAACAAGCAGCAGGAGATACTTTTGTATGGGCTTCAATTCAACTTAGAGCTATGGGATTAAAAATATATAATGTTCCCCAGTATCATGCCCACCCAAACGACTTTGAAGAAAAGGAGAGTAATCAAAACCTATGGGATGGAAATTGTCCCTGGTTGCATCTAGGTTCTGTATCTTCTGGAATATTCGGGATTCTGCGGGACGATTACGGAAAGCCACTAGCACACCGAACTAATCCTGATCTAAAAGGAGAAGAAAAACTCCCAGACTATATCCACTCAGAAGGGGACAAAAACGAATTTGAAAGACGAGTCATGTGGTGGCAACTAGCATATGAAGAAACCAGAGGAGAGTGTAAAGATATTGAATACTTTGGAGAAATGTACTGGAAGGCTACCGAAAATATAATCAATCAGTACCAACTTAGTAACGACAAAATTAACAAACGAAAGAAAATATACAAGGAGTTAATGGGGATATGATACGCCCAGATCTTTTAGTAGTTTGGCCAGTTGGAATTGATTTCCCTGTATTTCGCTGGAACATACAACGCTTCAGACATATGTTTGAGAAGGTGATTATTTGTTTTTCCTACGGAGATCACGATGAAGACTATGAAGACTTTGTCCGTAAGTCTTTTAGTGGATGGGAAATTACCTTTCTCCAAACTCCAAAGATAGAGAGTGGTCAAGATTGGCGGGATGTGGCAGTAAATACTTGCTTGGCGGTTTCTAAAGCAGAATATATTTGGTTTACAGAGCAGGATTTCTTGTACAAAGATCAAAAATTCCTCGAAAAACTGTTTAACATTGAAGATGACACTGTAATACATGCCCTTATTGAAGGTAGACTGCACCCTGCATGCATCGTGGTGAGTAGGAGGATGATAGAACAGACCAGTAAGGAGTTTGGGATAAAACCTGGTATGTCAGATCATTTTGGCTGGTTTACAGAGCAATTGAAGGATAAAGCCAAGTTTAAAGGATTAGAAGAACTAGGATTCCATGAAAAACAAGATTATATCCATTTGGCTGGACTAACCCATAATTATACTCTCTGCCTACTAGGAAGATATAATGATGTATATAAACCTCAAGAGTTCTCGATCTATAATTACTATGCTGGAAGATTATTGGTTGAACAGGACAGTAGATTTCTAACACGTTCTAAGATTGTAGATGAAGGTCTACGAAACTTAGATCAGTTATATCCATTCTTCAAACCATGAAAATATTTTCAGACCAGCATCATTTGTCGTTATACAATTCCCTTAGACTTCTTTTTGAAGAAAGATTAAGTGGAAAATTATATAGACCAATTGGGAAAGAATGGTTAGATGAGGGTTATTGGAGGATGGCAGAGATATATAATAACGCCCCTGAGACTGTTGAACAATACTTGGGAGTTAGAGATGACTACATACCCAAAGACGGATCACTGCCCCTTAATAGAGTACAGAAGATAGAGGAAGGGATCTTTTACGTTTGGGATCCAGAATATAACTACTACCACAAAGCAATTCCACTAAGTAGATTTCTTAACCTTGATATAAACATTGTGATTGCGTCCATTCCACAACACATTGAGTCTTTTAAGAAACTTTGTGCGATTCACCCTAATAAACCAAAGTTTATATACCAAGTGGGTAACTCTTGGAATATAGATCAAGGGTATGCTGATAATATCTTAGCTTCTGCCATTATTCCGAATGTTCCTGTAAATACAAATATGGTTACATACCATCAAGAATTTGACTTAGATATTTTCCATTATGGAGAACCTAATCAAAGCAAAAAGGTATATAGCTTCATTAACTGTTTAGGTACTGCTGAACATTACAAAGAAGATTGGGAATTGTTTTTGGAACTCGAAAAACTAATGCCTGATTGGGAATTTAGATCGTTTGGAGGTTCCTGTCGTGATGGTGCTGCACATGGAGCAAAGGCATTGGCTGAGAAAATGCGTGAAGCACAGTTTGTATTTCATGTTAAAAGGTGGGGAGATGGATATGGACACATAATCCATAATGCTGCTGCTGTTGGTAGACCCATAATTACAAGACTATCGGATTATCAAGGAAAGTTAGGAGGAAGTTTAATCACCAGTAGTAATTCAATAATTATAGATGGACTATCACCACAGCAAATAAGGGACAAGATCATAGGATCCAATTCTGATGAGATGTCTAAATCCACCTACGAAAATTTCAAATCAGTCGTAGATTTTGACAAAGAAGCTGAAGAAATAAAAAGGTTTTTAGAAAAATTACAATGATAACCAAAAGAATATTCGATCCAGTTTATAGACAGGAAATCCTATTTATAAATGACTGTTCCTATAAAAGAGCTAATAAAATCCTTCAAAGAAATGGATTTTTACCAATGGAAAGCGGTCCAGATATTGACGGAATGTTTGGAAAAACTGATAAGTCTCACAATAAGGATGTTCAAATTACTGGCACTGTATATTTTGTTTACATAAAGAAAAAAGATGGACTATTTACTTTGATCCATGAGATTAGTCATTTAGTTATTAGTATCTTTCAAGATAGAGGTGTGGAAGTTGGTGAAGATAATACTGAACCATTTGCTTATTATCAGGAATTTTGGTTTAGAAAGTTATGGGAATTAATGGCTGAACAAGTATGAGAACATTTATTTGGATGAAAAATCCGAGGGGATTAGAGGTGGAAGTAGACGCTTCCCGTGAAGAAGAACTGCTTAAAATGGGCTATGCAAAGCTCGATGGGCAAGAAAATAGAATCACTAGGCAGAAAGTTAAACTTGACGCAGCTTTTCCTTCACAGGCTCAATATCCTTTTGGTGGATATGGCAGAGTCGTGGAACTTTTGAATGATTGTTTTGAATTTAATCCAGAGAGTAAAACCAAAATATATTGCGGTTATCCCAGACCTATTGAGAAAGAGGAAGGGGAAAGATCAATACTCATTACAATGTTTGAAGCAGACGTATTACCTCAAGGGTGGCGTGAATATTGTGCGACATTTGACTTAATATTGGTCCCTACTGAATGGTGCAAGAAGGTGTTTGTAGATTCTGGTATAACTCAGTCTATAAATGTAATAAGACTAGGAACGGATAATTTCTCTGTAGTCCAACCTAATTACAACAATCCTTTTAGAATACTCCATTACAATGCTTTTTCTGACTTTAAACGTAAAGGATGGGATTTAGTTGTTAAAGCATTTATAGAAGTATTTGGTAGACAAGAGAGTGTTGAGTTGATTCTAAAAGGAAGAAAACATGACAATGAAAGCGATATTAATACAATTCCCAACCAACCAAATATAACAGTAATTGTAGAAAACATGGACAGAGCTGAACTAGAAAGACTACAGGACAAAACCCATTTGTTTGTGTTTCCTAGTCGTGGAGAGGGATTGGGATTGCCACCAATTGAGATGATGGCTAGAGGAGTTCCAACCATAGTAACAAATGGCAGTGGAATGCATGAATATGCCCATCTCGGTATCCCCATAAATACAAGTATGCCTGTTGAAGCAAGGTATGATCTATCTTTTGATGTAGGAGTTGTACCCCACTGGATAGAACCATCGCTTGACGAGTTGAAATCCTTGATGTGGGACGTATATAAACACTACGAAAGTTACAAGAACGATGCCATGGTATTTTCATCAAGTATAAAGAAGAAGTATTCACTTGACTTGATTACAAGGATATTTCAGAAAGCAATTCAATGAGTTCTTACTGTTACGATTGTTCAAAAGAAGTTCCAGATGGTGTGTTTAGATGTGATGATTGTGTAAATAAAATTAATCATCCAGAGGAGTTTAGAAGACGTAGACCACTCACAGCACAAGAGGCGAGAAAACTAAAGTGGTATAAAAACGAAAAGGTATGGCATGAGGATATTAAGTCAAGGAAGGTACTACCAAATGGTGATGTAGCAATTGTGGACCAGAAAGGAAGAATTAAGGAAGTTAGGCCGAAACTACAATCTTAATAGATCTATCGTCTTGCTGATTTACTGGTGTAGCCGAAGAACCAGATCGGATCTTAATATGCGTTATAGATGCCAGAGCTGCTTGAATAGCAGCAGTGGGTACAATTACTCGATTATTTGCTACTGTTACTGAAATCTCTGTACCCCCTGAATCGTAAACATTTTTATAAGTTCCTCCTTTTTCATCTGTTGCTTGAAAAGTTATCGCAGTACCATTCCAAACTGATGGCATTATAAAAAACATATAGACTGGAGAACTGTTATTGGAGAAAATAAAGTCAACTCCATTGGAAAGTGATGTACCATCTACAAAATCAGCTTGAAAAACTTTTTGATTAGCCATAAACAAAGTATTATTCTTTTTTAATCTCTTGTCAAATTTTTATCTTTTGTAACTTTCTATTTTTCCAAAAGGCAAATCTTCAAACTTCATCTCAGATTGTACTCTCTCCTGCAACCACTTAGGAGTCCTCCGTTTAAATAGAATTAGGATGAAGCACCAAGTAGAAAAATACATCCTAAAGGGAAGTGTAATCACATACCATGTTATTTGTTTCAACATATGATAGAATTAATCAAGAGGAGGAGATAATTTTTTATCTCCTCCTTTTTTTTGGTCACATTAGTTTGCTAACACTGTGTAATAAATAATTTTTTGGCTTGCTGCTGGTAAAGTTGCGGTTCCTGCTGTATTAGCAAGCAATCTCATTTTAACTGTGTGACTTCCAACTCCAAGAGATACTATTTGAGTAGTAGAGGCACTTGACGCTCCACCTGTTGCGTTAACCAATGGCATAATACTTCCAACTGTAGCCCCATCGACCTCAACAGTTAGTTGTGCGGGATTAGTAGCATGAGTATTGAAACCACCAGCACCACCCCCAATTAAGACATTGGAAGTTCTCGAAAGAGAAAATGTCAAAGACATGTTTGTAACATCCACATAAGTTGTTGAAGTAGTTGTAAATAGGTTAGCATCAGTTACCTGTCCGACAGTTAATTTAGTAACCATATTCGTATCTGTCGAATTTCCAAGATTGGATGATGATAAATTTTGTGAATCATCAAGTGGATTTGGTTGAGGAAAGGTAATTGGCATATATTTTATAATTATCGTAGCAATAATAATAATTGTCAAAAACACTTCTAATGAAACTAGAGCCTGACTTTTTGTCATGTTTTTTGTACTTGTAGTTGTGGTTTTACAGTTTCTACTCCGTTTTGATCTAAGTTAACTTCCATACCAATAACTCTAAAAAACTGATCTACATTAACCCTACCTCTGTTTATTCTTATTTTAATACTATCTCCCATTGAGTAACCACTAAAAGGTATCAGTCCAGATGCAAGTTGAATTGAAAAGTTTTTGAGTGGATCTTTATACGATTTAAGCAAGTATTTAGTTTTCTCAGATAACTGATCGGTATTTGTAACTCCTGAAATTAAAGGAGATAATCTTCTTCGATAATAAGTTGATGAAGATGTGGCATCTGATTGCCCGTTATTAATAACCAGTGGACCATCAGTAATTGCATAACCAACTATAGAATTTCTTAAAGCTCTAAAGTCAACTCCAAAATTAAAATTAACTATTTCGCTATCTAGTTCAAGAATAACATCAGATTTATTACTACCTACATCACGCCAAAAGTTAAAAGTAGGTGTTGTCTCAGAAAAAGTTATTTCAAAAACAGTATCTTGCTTCCAAGCACCAGATGGAGAATCCGATCTACCAAAATCTACAAACTGTCTAAGCATATCAAACCAATACTCGTCAAAAAATGTTTTACTTATAGTTTTAGCAGTCGAAGTTCCAGTCTGATAAACAGTTTCTATCGTTCCCTTAGTTATCTTGTTAGTAGTCCAAGCATAATTACCCAAAGCAGACCAAAGAGTATTAATAATTGCAGGTATTTGTTGGCTGACATATCTAGTAGAAGAATCATCATCAACACCATTAAATCCAGTTGGAAGATATTTAAAAACTTCCATATAAGTTAATCCATATACTGTAGTTCCGTCTTTTGTATCTTCAATGTAAGCAATAAATCCCTGCCAAACTAAAGATTGGTTTCTATAAATCAATATTTCACTGAAAGCGTTATCGGGAATTGAAGTTGAATTTAACTTAACATCGTTGTATGGAATTGTAAATCTACATGCACCTACGTCATTTTCATACCAATCCCATGAAAGAGACGTGGATTTTTCAAATTCATAACTATTAGTACCTGCTTTGTCTTTAACCAAAACAACATACTTTGTTGGTTCTGCCATCGTCCTTTAATTTTTTCCACTATGTGTTTTATTCATCATTGCGGGAGATTTCATCTTCATAGATTTGTCCATAACATTAGCGGACATACGATTTTTATGTCCCTTGGGGGCCATGTGTTCTCCATAACTGCAATTTTCCATTCCTTTTGCCATATAAATCACCTCACTTTATAAACTTATTACAAAGGCCAAGCACTGTAAAATTTCGTCACCATCGACATATTAGTTCCGTTATTATATGTAATTGTATTTTGTCCAGGGAAAAGTGTCCACCATTCAGTGTTGTTTCCTAACATTCCTCTTTTCTCAGTTCCATTTAATTTAACAGAATGAAGAAAAGTATCAATTACTAATACGTCATTATTTGCCAAAGCAGTTGTGACATATATAGCGTCAGCAGGAACACGGGTAGCATTAATGAGTTGCAAACTTGTTGATGTTGTTCCACTTGCTGTAATAGTAATTTCTACGGGTGTTGGATATGTACCAGCATTAGTAGCATCACCAGCACCAGTTAAAGTCGTCTGAGATTGGAGATATTTCCTCGGATCCATAGCTTTTAACTTTAATTTTCCTTCTCTGACAAGACCTGCCAGTGAATCTTGTTCAATAATCGGAGTTTCTTGGCTCTTGAGATATATTTGAAATGCTCTCGAAGTAGAACCCACTGTCTCAGTCCATTTCAGGGGGTGGTAGCCTTGATATTTTGTAGTTTCTCCGTATGTTGTGTCTAATTCTAGTAAATCTGGATTAAATGCTTGCTTTACATCTTGAATTAGTTGTGCCATTTTCGCTTCACTGGTCGCAACTAACTGAACAGGTATGACAGCAATACCTTGATTAAACTTTACTCCATAGTCAATAATTCCTGGTTCTGTTGGTTTAGGTTCTTGGACGTTAGCAGCAAGAGTATCTAGTAATGCGTTAGGATCAACTAAGACAAAAGCATCTGGATCTGTAGTATCGTCATTGAGGACTAGACGACTGTTAAAATTATAGGTGGTTTTTTGAAATTCTGACATCTAGTTTCATATCCTTCCTGATCTAAAGAGAGTTTTTTGTCTTCCCCTTTCTTCTTCAAACTGATTTCTCAAGTCTTTAATTAGGAGTCTCAATCCTTCAAGAGTTACTTTGCTTCCTTTTTGTAGTCTGGACCATTTCAAATATCGTGGATAATCGTCTGCAAGTCTTTGATATGCACTCATCTTCATGTAAAGCATTGAAAGAGGATCGAGTCTTGTAGGTACTTGTCCCACCTCTACATATTTCTTAGAAGCTACAATACGAAGTGGGTAAGTATCTGTCATACCAGACATATTGAAAAATCTAAGTTTGTTTTGTTCAAATTCCCAATTATCCTGCACTACCAGTTTAAAAGTTTGAGTCGAACTATTCGGATTACCAACTCCCACTTCTGATATTTGGAATATCCCAAAAGGAACAGTATATATTTTAGTTTGGGTAGTTGAATTATTAACAACTGTTAATGAAGTATCTATACTTTCATAAAAGAAATCAGGAAAGAGAGCTTGTAATGCCTTATTTTTGATATAACTTCTATCTGTAGCATTCCAGACTGAACTTGTAGTGTCTTGAAGTTCATTCATAAACATGGTGTCCCACCTATCTTGTCCCTGAAGAACCCAATCAGATTTTCTAGTTTCAAAATTAGAAGTTGTACTGTAATAAGTGGCGGAAACGTATTTTGTGCTATCTCCTGACGTATATTTGTATAAAGTAAATCCTGGATCAATGGGATTTATAGTAGTTGTATCAATAGAAACTGTTGCAATTAAAGCAGTTCCAGTACCAGAGGAATCAGTAGCAGAGTAGAACCTGATTTGGTCAAACGTATCTGTTCCGTCAATAGGATTTTCAGCATACAATCTTTCGATTATTAAAGTCATTTGCCTAATCTTTACTCAATTATTAAAGTAAGTCAAATATTAGAGATTTTCTTTGAACTTACAATTACATCTACTTCAGTAGCAGAATATATGGTTTTAGTTTCAGTAGTTGATGGTTGAACAGTTATTTCAGTCGCAGCCAAAAGAGTAGGAGATTCTTCATCGGCTGCACTTGGACTTACGCTAGGACTAGCAGATGGAGATGCACTTGGGCTTATAGAAGGGCTAGGTGAGACAGAAGGAGATACGGATGGTGAAACAGAAGGACTCTCCGAAGGACTCAAGGATGGTGACAGTGAAGGACTGAGGGATGGTGAAACGGATGGAGATATAGATGGACTTAAAGAGGGAGATGTACTACCTGGTCCTAAATTGGTTTCAAAAGGAACATATGCTTTTAAATTAGATTCACTACCTGTCAACTCAAGACTTTTGTTATTGGTAATCTCCGTTTGTGTTCTAACTACACTCCAAATTCTTATGTCATCTTTTTTTCCATCGAAAAAATCAATGGGAGTCGAATCAATATTGTAAACACCTATTCCTAATTTAGCATTGCTATTAAATATCGAAGTATTACCACCAGTCTGAGTTGTACCCTGTTGACTACCATTAACGTAAAATATTACATTTCCAGATGTATCAAAGGTGGTAGCAACGTGATACCAAGTTCCCGTTGAAGGTGTCCAGTCAACTTGTTTTATAACTACGGTCCCTGCTGTTCCATCAGTAGTAGTAAGCCATTTAAGTCTTAAAGTTCCTGTATCGTTGCGTAGATAGAATATATAACTACGATTATTAGTCGAGTCTTGATATTTAGAAACAAAAGTATAGATATCTCCATCCGAAGCTGGTGTAGAGTCAAATTTAACCCATAGTTCAATTGTTCCATTTCCAGACAAGTCTAAGGAAGCACTATCAGCAGCATATAAATATTGAGAGGATGCTCGAACTAATTTAATCGCTTCTGTAGATTGAGCAAATGGAAAATCTGTTATCCATTCAGTTGCACCACTATTGGTTAAATTATTTCCATTTGCTGTTTTATCATTGAGGTCCAATGCCATATTACTATTATTTATCTGGGGATAATCTTTGTCAAAAAATCAGCCTTGGTGATAATGTATCACAAGTTGTCTAGTATACTGTTTTTCTTTTTAGTAATGCCTCTGCAATTCTTTTTGCTCTCTTTCTTGACACAGGCACTCTTGGATTCTTTCTTGAGATTGGAGCCATAGTATTCTTCCTTACTCCTGTGCTTATAATTTCTTTTGTTTTCTCCAAAAGCCATTTTTCTTCATCAAAGTAAACCAAGTTCCATTTTTTCTTCTTGGGTTTTCCTCCAGATATAGATTGTCCACATGTAGTCGGATCATGGGTAGTTAAATATCCTTCATTTAGAGTAGGATCATTTGTGCAAAGAGTCGCCATTTCATTCTTGTACTGTTTCTGTCCAAACTAGAGATTCTGTTGGGTTACTGTTTGGTCTAATTATAACTATATAAATTAAATCTCCCACTGCCGTCGGACCCGTGTACTCCACATCTAATAAACCGAGAGCGTCTGTCGTACCTAAACCTTTGTTACTAATGCTCATCCAATTGGCATTGGTGGGAATTCCAGAATCGTATTCAAAAATTCCGTATTTTAGGGTTTCAGAAGCTACCGCATTACCATTTTTGTCCTTTAATTTAACTGTTACTCTTTTTGGGGGGGGTACACTAGGGGATGCAGATGGTGAGATGCTTGGTGATACCGATGGACTAAGACTTGAGCTAATGGATGGAGAAACAGAAAGACTCAATGATGGTGATAAACTTGGTGACAAGCTTGGACTAGGGGAAACTGATGGGCTTATACTTGGGCTAAGTGATGATGACAAGGAAGGGGAAGGACTAACCGACGGACTGAGTGATGGTGAAAGTGACGGCGATAATGACGGCGATGGAGATATAGATGGACTTAAAGAAGGACTAAGCGATGGTGATAGGCTTGGACTAGGGCTAGTCGAAGGAGAAATACTCGGTGAAACCGATGGAGAAAAACTAACACCAGCAGACGGTGATACCGATGGACTCAAAGATGGCGAAAGACTAGGGCTAAGTGATGGTGATATCGACGGACTTAAGCTAGGTGACAAGCTAGGACTTGGACTTACTGATGGACTTATACTTGGGCTTTTCGATGGGCTAACTGATGGACTAATAGAGGGACTTGGCGACACTGACGGTGAGATGCTGGGAGAAATTGAAGGAGATAACGATGGACTTGGTGAAATAGAAGGCGAGATTGAAGGACTTATTGACGGACTTTTAGATGGACTGACAGATGGGGAAAGAGAAGGAGATGGTGAGACGCTAGGAGATATGCTAGGACTAATACTAGGTGATCTTGAAGGCGAGATTGAAGGTGAAAGGCTTGGACTAGGACTAACGGAAGGGGAAATACTAGGAGAAATTGAAGGGCTTTTGCTTGGACTAACGCTTGGTGACAATGAGGGGGATGGTGAAACAGAAGGACTTACACTTGGGCTAACTGAAGGCGAACGACTAGGACTTGGCGAGATGCTAGGGCTTAATGATGGACTAAGAGAAGGAGATGGAGAAAGACTAGGACTAATAGATGGCGACTTAGATGGTGAGACTGATGGGGAGATACTAGGACTTCTTGAAGGTGATGGTGAAACGGAGGGACTAATACTAGGACTTTTAGATGGCGATGGGCTAACTGAGGGGGATATTGAAGGAGAAAAAGAACCTGTCGTGTAATCTATTGTAAGGACGGCTGCATTTGCGGCTCCCCCTTTTCTATCCCAAACCGATACATCATTTGTCCCCGCAGCACCCGACTGGTTAATGAAGGCAAAGCGCATATTATTGCCCGATGCCCAACCTGCTCTATTAACGATCTCCTGGACAATGCTTGTAATCGTTATTACCTTGCTTCCAGTTCCAGTAGGCTGCCAATTAGTATTAGCTGTAGTCTTTGTAACCTGGGAAGGACGGCTGGTATTGCCCCAAAGAGCCGCTGAGTCTACATCGTCCCCATATACAGTTAAGTTAGGGCTTCCTGTATTTGCAGCCAAAATAACGGTTAAAGTAGCACTTGTTATAGTTGCGGCGTTTGGAACTGTTACAGTTCTATAACGAAGACCGCCGTGCCATATTGTTGCGTTTACTTTACCCCAAAGATTGACCGAGTAAGTAGAGTACGGGGTATCATACCAATAGGTTGCGGTTTCTTTTCCATCATCTGCGGTTAGTGAGATTGAAGCTGTAAAGTTAGAATCAATTATTACTGGGTAAACCGCAGGCTCGTCTATCCAGTCTTTTTGTCGGGTAAGATTGTCAACTACTTTTGATATTCTTCCTGTCCAGGTCTCCTCCAGATCATACGTTCTAATCTTTCTCCCACTTGCTATATCTATGGTTACTTTCTCATTAGTTATTGATTTAACTATCTCAACAGCGTTATTTTGATCGTCTAAGCCTACAATATCGTGGTTTATTCCAGCTTCCCCATTGTCTAAATCCTCCTCTACACTCCACTTGAAGTTTCCAGTTCCGTTACTTGTATTTATTCTTTTAAATATTTCAAAATCATCAATCCTTGATACGAAGATAATATCGGTATCGGGATATACATTCTTCCAGATGAGTTTGTTTGAATCTACCTCGACAACTAGCTTTGAAGTATCGATAGGCAATCCTCCTGCACTGGTAAGATACATTTTGATTATCCCGCCGTACTTGGATTCAAAGTCTACCCCTACTTTGTCTTTATATAGCTTTACCCTGTAAATCCCTTTATCAACAGCGTAATAGTCAATCTTGTCCTCTACATTTAAGTTAATATCTTTTAAAGCCTCTGCGTCATTTGTTGGATCGTCTTTGTAGTGGAGGATAAAGGGAGAAACAACTAATCTGTTTCCAGAAAGAGTAGAGTAGGTTTTAGAATAAGTAGTTCTTTCCGATTCAATCTCAAGCCCTCCTATTGGCTTGGCTGATAATATCTTGTCGTTTAAAAGAGTTAAGTCTTCAAATCTATTTAGTAGGCGATTCATATTACCCCCTCGGTTAGATTTTCTTTTTTGTATCTTATTCTACTAGGATCAACTACTGCGACTGATTTATCTACATCAATCGGCCAGCCATGATCTTTTAAGGTTAAAAAGTATTTCATGGGCTCTTTCAAGACTTCTCTATACCAAAAGACATCAAGGCTTAATACATCCTTTCTATTCCCTAACCGCTTTATAATATCCTCCGTTTCACGCTCAACATCCCCCATATCTTCAGGCGGTATTTGCCTTTCAAAGAAAGCATTAAAGCTCTGTCTTACCTCCTCTATATCCCGCCTCATATATATAATCCTAATTCCTTGTTCCATTACAGACATTCTACTCGCTCCGTAGTGGAGGACTTTAATTAACTTCCCCTCAAACTTATTAGGGAAGCCAAATGCGTGATATTCTTCTTTGTCCAGCTCGAATAGGCCGTCTTTGTTGGGGTCGTAATTACTGTCACTGTGGCGCTTTCTCATTTCTTCTCGGCTCTCTCTATACTCTCCACTCATCCCTCCTGCCATTAAGGCCTTCATCATCATTGAGGTTCCTGTGCGCATATAGCCTGAAACGACGTAAACCGTTCTATCGTTCATAGGGATAGTTTTCTGAAGGTTCCTTCCCTCCCTCTACATATAGAAACTTGCAGTCGCATATTTCTTGCACCTTTTCCCTTAAATCCTTGAATGGGCATATTGTACTCACAACCACGTTATGCCCTTGATTGCGAAGTACTTTAGCTAGCTTTGCAATGCGAAGGTTCTGCTCGTATCTATCTTCTTTAGAAAATCCTAAGCTCCAAACAGTTCTCATAACATCTCCATCAAGGTGAATTGCGTCTTTAAACTGAAGCGCTGTTGTAGTTTTGCCTGAGCCTGAATTCCCTGTAAGCCACCACACCATCCCGCTTCTTATTTTTGTAGCTGATATATTCTCAATCTCAGGCTTTAGGTCAATCTTTCTTACGCTGTAGCCTACATCACGGCCATAGCAGACTTCGGCTATATCGGGGATAGTAATTACATCTACCTTGTCCCCGAACTCTTTTTTAAACATTTCTTTCCTTTGATCTATTGAGTAGGGGTTTTTCTCGTCAATGGGGGTGTCTCTTAAAGCGACAAGGACAGGTTTTCCCTCGTCTAATACTTTTTGAATTAGAGCCTTGTGGCCTTCATGTAGAGGTTGGAACCTTCCTATAAATAGGGAATACTTGTTCATATTCATGTCTTAATTGCATTTTTGTGTAAAGCAGTCTTGGTGACAATCAGGGTTTGGGAAAACCATTTTGGGGTATTAAGCGTCAACCCCATTAGCACCTGTGAGTAAGAGAGATGTCAGGTTTCTCCCATAGTTGTATACAAATTAGCTTAGTATACGGACTCCGAAAGCATCTCGGTATTCAGCAACACCATAGAGAGTGTCAGCAACTACATCTGTAGCCAGAGATTCAACTTTATATTGTGCTTGCACACGAATATCCTGTTGTCTTACAAGTAAGAAAGCATCTCTGTGGAACAGTAAGTTGTGATAGCTCAAAGGTGAAGTACCTGTCGTCTGGATATTTCCAGAGATATACACCAAGACACCATACATCATTCCGAATAACCCTTTTACTTTAGTTGGATCAAATAGACCCCTCTCAAGTGCTGCGGTTACCTTCGGTGAATTTACCGAGGAATAACCTACAGAGCTTTGCAATACAAAATTAGAAATATTAAGTATCGCATGCATCTGTGCAGGTGTTATTATCGCAAATCTGTCGCCAGCAGGCGCATCAGCATCGTCTAGGTACTGAACTGCACGCAAAAAGTTTGTTTCAGTTATATTTGTACCTTGAACTCCGACTGATTGTGAAAGACCAGAATACAAACCTAAAAGGTCTGCATCCATCTGCTTTGCCAAAGCGTAACCCATTTTATCTGTATACCTTGCTCGAAGGTCTTGATTCGCTTGAATCTCGACAATATCTTCAACTTTGAATGCAGCATAATAATGCTTGTTGATAGAAACATCGATGACACCTTCTGTGAAAGTTTCAAAGGTTACGTCTGTACCAGCAGACTTAGCTCTCGCAGTCAAGTTAGAAACCTGAGGTATATGAAGTGTATCTCCATATTCCATATCAGATTCAAACTGAGTATTGACGAGCTTTGCCGTTACGAGATTATTCTCAGTAGCGAGCTGTGCGTCTTTTGACCAGATCTCTGGAATGAAATTCGCAGCCGTAGTAACAGTTATATTACCCGTTGCCATAGAATTTTTTTGTTCGGTTAATCAGTCATTCTCCCGTCTCGGAGAGCTTGATCTATTTCGGGTTTGTGTTTTAGATAAGTAGCATTATCCATGTTACGAATCTCCCGTCTTGACCAAGTTCTTTTTGCGGAATCACCTCCTGAACCTCTTTCGGCATCAGCCGTTGGAGGAGTAACAGTAGGTTCTTGTCCGTTGCTAGGAGTGGTGACTGGTTTCCCATTTCCACCACGCTTGGATACCAAATTGTCTAAGTAAGGAGGTAACTTTGCCTTTACTGCACTGATTATTTCTTCCCAAGTTGGATTGTCACCAAGACTGCCTTGAATAACAGGTATTGACCAAGGAGTATTTAGAACGATCTCCACGAGGGGATCATTAATATCTAAACTTCTCTTTTGGACTTCTGTATTCACAAAAAGTTTAATGTTCAATAGAGCATTCTCTTTGCTTTTTTCTTGGTTCTCGATTTTTAGTCGTTCAGTCTCATCAAGTTCATCCAGTTCTTTCTTTTTCAGTTCAGCTTGAGCAGCAAAAGCTTTCGCCTTTGCTTCTTCAGCCTCACGTCTTGCCTCTTGAGCTTCTTGCTCCCTTTTGGCAACAAGTTTCTGAAATCCCTTTTTAGTTTTTAGGTCAAGTTCTCCTTCAGGAGACTCATTCGCATCTTTTCCTGCATTTGGACTATTACCTTCTCCGTCATTAGACGGAGTTAGGTCTTTGTTTTCATCGGTTAAAGAATCATCCATACGTTTGTTTTTAAGGCTACCATTCGGTATCTCAACCTTTCGCCTTTATGCTCACCCCCTGTTCACTCATATACTGAGAATCATATAGGGATTTATTACGAGTTGTCAAAAACCTGCCTTTGCCTTAGTAGTTTTCTTCTTGGAAGTAGACTTTTTAGGAGTAGGAGTAAATGTCTGAGTACCAACTCCAAAGAATCCAGGCACACCTACAGTAAACAATGCTTCTGGACCTATGTCTTTAATAGCGTTAAGAGTATCTTGAATATAAAGTGGAACAATATTCGTGACTGCTTCTTCGGTTACATCTAAATCTCCACCATATAATTTTTGTCCATCGACTGCTTCTAGTCCTAACCCTAGAATCGGACTTAACTTACCTCTAAAAAATCTTTCGGCTACATCTAGTCTAGTTTCAAAAGGAAACTCTTTCGCACTTAGATTGTGTATTTGCCCTGTTGATACAGATTTTCTTTGACCAGTCGCCATTTGAGTAAAGAATCTGGCCCACTGTTGAAAACCACCCCATACATCCCAAGTAGTATGACCAACTCTAATCTTTCCCCAATCAGAACTTCTTGGATCGCTTTCTACCCGTACATTTTTACCACCAACAAGTTTAACCATTCCTAATATAGTTGCTCCTGTTCCAATAAATTCAGCGAATGATTTAATCGCTTCCCGTCTCACTTGAGGACTTTGATTGGCATACCACTTTGGATTCATAAATTGAATTCTTGATGCCATTAATCTAGGTGAGAAAAACGCAGTATTAAGTTCAGCAGCATACTTTTCTAGTGGTCCTAATCCTCCTCTACCTGTACCAGCATTAACAAAACCAGCAAGATCTTTAAATACTTTTGCATCTGTTTCAGGAGTTAAATCATCTTTAATAAATTTGTTAGCTAATGATTCAAAGACACCAACTCTAACATTATTAAGATAACTTGTATAAGCTCGTTCACTAAATCTAATAACTTTTCCTAGAGTTTTGTCTAGTAAAGGACCAAGAACAGGAATTTGTTTCCCATAGTTAGTCATAAAATTTTCTTCTTTCTCTACCAAGTGAGCAGTATTAGGATTAGCAATATATAAACCGCTATCTTTCATTACGTTATATAAAGGTCTTTGGGGTAATTGATCGAAAAATTGCTGATAACTGGAAGGAGAAAAAGCATCTTTAAACATTCGTACAAATGATTTAGATGTTACAGGCAACTTACTTAGACTTAAAGTGAAAAGTATTGATTGCCTAAAAGGAGCAGACATATCGGCAGATGTTATTAATGCTCTTGGAATATTAACTGCTTCCATTACAAGTCCTTTTAGACTTATACCACTAGCTCTCTTTTCCAATACATCTTTAACTAATTCCTGTCCGAATACATCCTGTAGTTTTAGAAGTTGAGCAGGTTCAGGGATCTCACCAGTAAGAAGTTTATTAAATCCATCCCATGCCGATATTTTTTCAAAAGTATTTAATTTTGGACTTTCATTAATTTGCTTTGCCAAATTATCAACATCAGTCTGATCTAGTTTATTTCTAATCCCTTCAAACCTAGATTGATTTTCAGCCAGTGGACCTTTTAATTGTGATAATGCTTCTCTGAAACCTGCTTCAGTAGGATTTTTCTCTAATATGTCAGCCACTTTTGCTGCTCTCTGAGTTCGAGCAGATGATATTTCCGATTCCAGTCCAGGTCTTACAGTCGTTGCTTCTTGAATAGCAGTTCTAACTTTTTCAACAGCAGGTGAAGCAACTTGAGGAGCATTTTCAACACTTCCAGCAGTAGTTGGAGTAAAATTGGTTTTTACCTCACTTGGATTAATATTTTCCCGTTTCATAATATCTTCAAAGAATGGAGTGGCCTTTCTTTGAGCAGCCGTCATTCCTTCTCTGGCTTGAACTGCACGGGCCTCTATCTCACCAGCTAAGTTCTTGTAAATTCTTGATGCTTCTGGACTTGCGTCTTTAGGAAGTCCTCCTTTAGCAAACCCTTCAACTTCCTGAATGGCGTGCTGTACTTCATGAAGAATTGATGATCGTAAGTCCCCACGGGACAAATCTTTATTGACAGTTATTGAAAATGTATTAGGATCAAATTGTGCTTTGGATCCCATTTCAGTTGCACCAAAATTTATTCTCAAATCTTTAAAATGAGGGTAGTTGTCGAATAGTCCTTTGTGATCCAATATGTTACCTAATCTAGTAATACCTTCATTAACTGCTTGACCTAATTTACTTGTTTTGATTTTGGCTGATAGATCAGATATTTCAAACCTTGGTTTCTGGTCAAAAGCACCAGTAAACTTATTAGACGCATTTCCAAATCCCTTTGCCTCAACACCAGCCGTCAAACCACCAATATTAAGAATCTTACTACTCATATATCCCCTAACCTTTGTATATTCGTCAGGAGTAAGTTTCTGTTTCAATACATTATCTGGTATCTTTTCTAATTTAAATCCAAAGTTAGATTCTGTCGGACTGACACCAAGTTTTGTCTGAATAACTTTTTGTGTACTTTCATTTTCTCGTATTGCTTCAGGACTAAGACCTACAAATCCAAGTAAAGTTCTAGGCAGTCCCGCTACTACTTTTGGTAGAGCCTCATTTTCCCCTCCAACTCCCTTGATGGAACCAACCTTTTGTTCAAATGGTTTAAGACCAGATTCAATGATATTAGCAGCACCAGCCCGTTTAATTTGTCTAGGTATTTCTTTTGGTAAATATTCAAGGTTAGTCTTTAAGATATTAGCAGCACTGGCAGCCTTATTTGTAAAGTCACCGATTAATGCTTTGGTTGTAGTTCCAGCGAATTTAGCACCTGAAAGAACATCAGCTACGTTAGAAATCCCAGAGGAAATTCCCTGCCCTATCTTCGATAATGTAGAAGAAAATTGATTAAACATGACATATCATTTTCCAAACAACCCTCCTAAGAAACTACCAACCTTATTTATACCACTCGATATTGCTGAACCAGCTTTTTGAATTATGTTAGGTTGTTGTGTTTGTCCTCCACCTCCCGTGACTCTACTTAATCCAGCACCAATTAACGAACCAGCTGGACCAAATATACTACCAATCTTTGATTGCGGAGAATTAAACGACTGGACTAATGGACTTCTGCTTATTGTATTAACTGTTTGACTTGCTTGTCTTGCAACATTCTGTACCTGAGTCTGTACAGGAGAGACTATATCTTGGAATCTGTTTGTAAACTGAGTAACAGTAGGTTCTAATTGTTTTATTAAACCAAATCCTGCACCAATAGGACCAAGTGAACCTAAAGCTGCTTGACCCAGATCAGGACCTTTCGTCTGTCCCTGATTTTGATTCTGTCCTGTCAATGTCTGTGTGACTGTACTAACTCCCTTTTTAATATTTTCAAATACATTTCCTAAAGCAGTTCCAGCATTTGTAGTGGGAGTCTGTTCCATTATCTGTCCAGCATTACCAACTTTCTTTCCGTCAAACTCTACATAGTTGAGAAACTTCTGTGATTGTTCAGGAGTCTGCGGAACAGAACTATAGACTGCACGACCTCCACCTGCTTTAGTTTCTATGAATTTATTATAGGTATCAGATTTAGGGTTTTGGTCCAAACTAAAATATGCTTCATTTCCATTCATATCTCTAGTTTTGAAAAGTCCAGACACTTCAGTAGCTTTGGCATCTGCCTCAGCAGGATCCTTGGAAGAAAAAGTAACATCTCCTGTAACGGGATCAAATACTTCATATTCCCCTGTTTGTTGGTTTAGTCGTACATTCTTGGTAGCTGGAACACGACCTGATATAACATCATCAATACTTGCTGAAATTTGCCTGCCTTTGTCGTCAATAATATCAAACCTCAAACCCTTCTGTCTTTCATCTAAACTGGTTTGAATTCTACTAATAATTTCTTGTATCGTAGTTACTCGTATACCCTCCACCTGATCTATGCCAGCTTTTTGAAAAGCGTTTAAAACTTCCTGCCAATTCTTTAAACTTTCCTGTTCTGCTTGAAGTCCATTTATCTGTCCCTGACTAAATGCTCCTTCAATAGTCCCTTGTGGAGTAGAACCGCCAAACAAAGTAATATCACGTTGTTTTGCTGCTTCAATTAGTTGTCCAACCTGATTCGTTGCTTCACCAGCACCAGCCTTTGCAGCTTTTTCCTGTTCTGACTGAATGTTAGTTCTAATTTGGGCTTCTTCCTGAACAAGTTTGTTGTATGTATCAGTTCCTTCAGGAGCTAACTTTTGAAGTTCAAGGTTGATAGCTAATTCTTCTTCTGATGTAATACCCCCGCCTTGATATTGTTTCAAAAGTTCAGAACGCTTGCTCTCAACTTGATACTCGACAGCATTGGCGTATGCATTAACGACATTTTTTTCCTGTGTTTGATAATCTTGAGTACCAGGAGTTTCCATACCCAAAAGTTCCTTCTCAATATCATATTTTTCCATCGGAGTTATACCGCCTTCTGACATTTGTGCAGTAAGCTCCGCCCTTCTCTGACGAATATCCATCGTTTTCTTTTCTTCACTCAGTTTTCCAATTAACTCTCTTAAATCAATAGCAAGTGAAGAATCAGGAGATTCACTAGCAAGTTCCTTGTCCAAAAATGTTTTTAGATCATTCCAAGTAGTAGAACCGTCACGCCAGTTAAGAACCATGGAACTGATCTTGTTTTTTCTTTCCTCTTTTAAGGCAGACTGAATTGTGTCAGCATAACGGGATATAGTTCCAGAATAGTTTGATGAAGGAGCTATTCTAGTTGTTCCTCTTCCTGATGGTCTACTTGTAGCAATTGCCATGTTATTGCCCTCCTCCTTGCGGTCCTAATGGAACTGGAACTCCGCCTGTAGATGTTGGAGCAACAGACTCAGGCCCTTGACTAGATACTCTTTGTTCCTCTGGAAGTGGAGAAGTTGCACCACGGGCCATATTAGTTGGATTTTGACCATTATTTAATGCTCCTCTTAAATCAGTAAGTTTGTTATTAACATCACCCAGCATTCCACTTAACTCTTGTATTTTTTGTCTTGCAGACGCAACCTTTAATGCACGATCAGGAGAAATCTCTGGCTTTTCTGCTTCATTTTTCAAATAGGAAACAGTATCAGTAGGAGAACCCATACCCATCATCACATTATATTTATCAACCGCCTGTTGTACTGAAGTCAAATTATTCTGAAGTCCAAGGATTAAGTTTTGTACTTCACGAGCTATATCTACTGGCAAATTCTCAGGCCACACAATCTGCATCTCATGTTTGTCCAAATCGTCAAATTTAAACTCCTCTCCACTATCTAGCGTAAGTTTCAAAGCATCTGGATCGTATTTATCTAAATATCGAATAGCATCTCTAACTAATTCCTTGATTAAGTCCTCTAAATCAATCTTCCTGTTTTCAGTCGTAAGAGTAGCAGGTTGCATGGCAAGTTTAGCCTGAAAACCTGATGTAACTGACGGCTCAAATATTCCCGCAGCAGCTTTCGGCATTAAAGTAATAAAGTGGAATAAATCGAGCAAAAGTTGGATCTGCTTTAAAAGAGGAGCAATTTGAGCAGTATTAAGCATGAATCTCAGTCCTTCACCTTTGTCTGAGACTCTAACTGGAATCTTCTGTCCCCTCCATTTACTAACCTTTCTTCCTCCTAGAGAGTTGTTAATTTCAAGCAAGGGGGGATATGCTAAATCTCTTGATATTTCACTAGCAGCAGTGATTAAAGCATTAAGTTCCTGCGCAACTGGCCTCCACCTATATATCTCTGAGTACCCAAATGCATCGTTAGTAACAATATTATTATTTACTATCTTAGCTGGAACAAAACCAAGATTGTGATTTTCAACTTTAACAGCCCTTCCATTAATTACAGTAGTAATCGTCTTGTCGTTGTATCTCCTAAATACATTAACCATTCCTTCATCCGTTAGGGTGAAAGTTTTTGGAAGCATCTTTAGTTCATTATCAGGTAAAGCATCAAAGTCATATTTCTCTTTAACTACAGAAGGAAGCATTCTTTTGACTGTAATGAACGATATAAGCTGTTCATAGTCATCACCAGCAAATCTAAGTCTGGTCGTAAAAGGATTAAGGTTGGATATTTCCCATGTTCCCTTTTCCCCGCCTATTTTGTTATCAGGATTCCAAAAAGAGTAGGGAATGAAAAATCCCAGAGAAAATAGTTGTTTGACTCCATCCTTGAATCTCTTTTTAAACTTGGCATTATCAAGAAGTTTCCTGGTAATAGTTTCACCAAAGTCAGCCTTTACCTGAGCTATGGGCGTAACACCTTCAGGAATGAACTGAACATTGGGAGTATTGTTGGAAACAATATACGTGAATAAATCAATGATAGTTGCACCTACGTTGAAGATTAACTGCAAAGATCCTTCAGGTGATGTTGACCACTGTTGGTTAGTTTGACCTAAGTAAAAGTCTCTGTCTTCGGTTAATCTAACAAAAACTTGAGAATATGTAGATTCTGATTCATCCCATTCATCAAATACCTTCTGGGCAAGTTCCATCTGATCGTACTTTTCCTTGTACTCCTTTGAATCAACCACATTTTCTTGATTAGGTTCCTTAAAACCAAAAGGTTTCAACACCTTGTTGACTAATGAAGAATTAACCATTTAATAGAGATTATTTAGCTTAGAATGCTATTTGTCAATTTTACAAAAAAAAGAGGGACCGTCTGCCCTACGATCCCTCTTGACACCTTGGGCATTTGGTTATATAAAATAACCATGCCCAAAAACAATGACAGAATTAGTATCTCATAACAAACCACATAAAAGCAAGTATCTTCAGATTTCTTCAGCAAGAAGTTTCTTAAAACGTCATTGCAGTTATAAGCCAAGGGAAACTTAAATAACACTTGAGGCGTTAAAAAATAGTGTTAAGGCTCATTCGACCGACTGACGGGGATGAGGAAGATTACATGTACCTTTGAACGATAGGAGGGAGTAATCCTTTACAGATAACAGGGAAAGACACTGTAAACTGAAGCAATCGTTTACCTAATTCCTAATGGGGGGAAAGGGGGGAAACGTGGCTTTTCTCCCTCCTTCTGGGGATAATATAAATAACATTGCGAGTGGAACGAGCAATACATTCTTAATATCAGATGTTAAAAAAGAAAATAGTTAGGGAACAGTCTTTTAGAAACGGCAGGTTATTTCTTTGTCCTTTGTGTAAATCTGCAATTGGTGTTTGGTTAGTAAACGGCGAAAAAATTTGTGGAAAGTGTGCAGGCAAGGTAATTTGACGTTCTCAACTCTTGGTCTTAGAATTATGTAAACGGGGGTGATTTATATGAATCCGCATGAAAAACGATTAAAAGAATTAGAAGCAAAAGCAAAAAGATCCCCTGAAGAAGAAAAAGAGATGTTAGACATCAAAAAACATCTTGAACAGGTTAATGCTGTGAAGGAACCAACAGTTGAACCAAAAAAAATGGCATGGCAAAAAGCCAAGAAAGGAACTAAATGAACACTACAGATGTAGCTAACATGGCAAAGTCGGGATATAAATACGAATCCCGATGCAAGATATGTACTGCACATGATTCATATGGAAAAGAGCTAAGACCTGAGGTGGAAAACCTCATTGCTCAGGGGAAAACATACCTGCAAGTACGCATGTGGCTACTGGATCAAGGGGTGAAAGTGTCCCCCAACTCCATAGTCCTTCATGTTGGCCGTCATGCCCCATATATAAAAAACCTTCCTTCCAAGGCTTCTGCAAGACTAATTACTACAATAGTCCACCAAACAACCGACGCCAGAAATGTAATTGACGGAATGATCTCCAAGGGTGGGGAAATGATTGAAAACTGGTGGAGGGAAGTAAATGGTGACAAACATGTAAAGGGTCCCAAAATGCCCATATCTCAAAGTATGTTCATGGGCGCACTTCGTGAAGAAAGCAAACGTGCCCCCAGAACTACAGTTGACGCAGAACTGGATGCAATGGAACAGGAACTAATTGAGTCGGAACTGAAAGGAGAAGAAGTAAATGAACAAATATCAGCTCCTAAACAATGAACTCGTTGATCTATATAAACGGGGAAGATATAACCTAAATCTATTTGTAACTAACTTCTGTTCACCTCAGGGAAAAGTCTTCTACGCACTCCCTCACCAAGAGGAATTTATACAAACAATGATGACGGGAAACTTTGACGAAGGATGGATGTCGGGAGGAAATTCTTCAGGTAAAACGTGGACTGCCAAATGGATGGCAATGCATTGGGGAGTGTATAAATTTAAACCAAACAAGCCGTGGAAAAGCTACAAAGAATATACAAACGCACAATACAACATTCTCTGTACTGGACCTGAAATGAAACAAGCAGTTGAATTATGGGAACACGTTGAACAGGGATTTCGTGACTCTCCAATTTTAAAATATCGTGTAGATGAAGTTCGTACAGGTAGTCGTCTCAAAACCCACCCTTTTATTAGGTTAAAAAACGGAACAATCATTGAAGCGGTTGGACTGCATGACAAAGGAAGACACGTTGAGGGTCAATCATATGATTTGGTTTTAATAAACGAACCTGCCGATGTCAGAAGTTTAATTCACTGCGTAGAAAAAGTCCTCACACCCCGTACTTGGAGGCGTGGAGGAGTAATTGCAGGATTTGGAACACCGAAAGCAAAGGGAGAATACTATATTGTTTTTAGAAGTGGAATAAGACCAGAAAACGGACAGATTAATCCTTTCTTCAAAGAAAGAATATACAGCATGTTTGCTGACTCAAGAGATAATCCATTTGCAGATCAAACAAGAATTTCACAATTCCTCTCAACAAGAAACGACTCACTAATCTCAGAACGCATTGAAGGAAAATTCATTGATGAAAGTTCTCTGGCATTTCCTCAGAATCTTGTAGACGAAGCAGTGAAAGATTCCTTGAAACTCCCCATCTCTCCTTCCACTGGACGCTTCTATATTACAGGAGTCGACTTTGGAAGAAAGGAAGATTATACAGTAGCATTCACACTTGACATTACCTCAGGTCCACCCTACCCCATAGTCAACTATTACAGAGGTGGTGGAGGAGTAGTAACGTGGGAGGAAATACTGGGAGAACTACTTAGAGTTCACAATGAATACTACGGTGAATTTGTCATTGATGCAACAGCATCCATTGGGGATTTACAAACAGAATGGTTAAGGGATCTTGGCATCTCCTTCATTCCTTACCAATTTGCAGGCAACCCAGCGAAAAAATCAAACCTCATTACAAACCTTCAAAGAGTTCTTGGAACCAAACAACTTTCCATGCCCTACATTCCTCAACTCTATCAAGAACTTCTCACTTACCCGAAAAACATGGATGACAAAGGGATGGAAACGGATTGTGTAATGGCGTTAGCTCTTGCACTTCATGGAGCAGTGGAGTATGGACCAATTGGTAGAGTAGAAGCGTACAACCGTTAACTTGATAAAGCTATCAAGAATTACTTAATCTACTAAGTTAATTAGCACTCTCAACGTATGACTGCTAAAGGGAATCTATATCGTGTGAGGGGGTTACACGCCCACAATTTCTCTGTTAAATTACATGTGTGGTACCCTTAGTTTCTTAATCAGTAATGATCTAATAATGCCTTATATACGCCCTATATGAAGTTTTACTTACTAGGCTGTTAATGTCGCACAATGTATAGTGTACGACTAAGCTAGGAATATCCCATAGCCTTTGGTTTACTTCCTTTGCCTTTCTTACTATGGGAAGTAGTTGTAAACGCAGAATTAAACCCCTCCCCCCGACCCGATTACGTTGATATCTGCACTTACGGAAACACAGTAAACGCACTCTTAGACAAGCGTGTCACAGCTTCAAAAGACTAAACACCCAACTTTTCAAAGTTCTATAAATAGAACATATACCACTCTCCATAATCTGTCAAATATACCCGTATTTCTATTTTCCCTCTTGACAAGTGTTGTCATGCCATGATATATATTCTGTATGAGTCTACAATCTAACAGTAATAATAAACAGTTATATGCCTCCCTAGGGGTTCTATATGGTCTTTCCATGACCTTGCTTTACGGCCATGCTCACAACTTAAAGACACGAGAAATATTGGCAGTTGAGCCAACCATACAAGTTAATAACACAGACTTTACCAGTCCTACACCACTAGCTACCCCAACACCTAAGCCCAAGACTCAAAAGGAGTTAATACAAGAGTCTATCCGCTCTACATTTGGTGAATACAGCGACACGGCTTTTCTACTTTTAAAGGGTAATAGTAAATGCGGTGGAGAAAACGCTACTCTTAACCCTCACGCTGTATACACAAACAAAGATGGCTCACGGGATCGTGGAATATTCCAAATTAGTGACAAATATCATCCCATTACAGATAGTTGTGCCTTTAACTATGACTGTAATATCAAATATGCGTGGAGGATGTTCAAAAATGACAATTATACATTTGTGAGATGGACGGCAGGGAGGTGTATGGGAATATGAAAGAACGCATTTTACTAGACCCGATTAAAGGTCAACTAACAAACCAAGAGGCAAGAGCTGATTACAACAAACAAAGAGAAGCTAACAGGACAATGGAGCTTGAGATAGCTAAGAGAATGGAAGAGAAGCAAAAGAGACAGGATAACTTGAACCTAAACGATCTACGCCGAGAACTGCTAGACGCTTAGATATTTATACACCTAGCTTACGAGTAATCTTGAGCTAGGCAATAAGTAGAAAATAGAACGAAAGGAGGTGAGTAATTTATGACAGACACTTGTAAAAATAGAATAAGTGAAGAGTGGGAGAATACTTGCAAAGATTGGGAAGAACACAAGAACGACAACACTTATTTAAACGAGAGTTTTATTTTAAGCGTTGATAAAGTTGAACCCAATACATTTGAGAACCAAAAAAAGGGCTACAAGCGTATTCAATTCTCATGGGGTGGGCCGTCTGACGAGCTTAGAGTCTTTGAGAAATATGGAAACATAGACAGGATTGAGTACTGGTTTTTAGATTGGTTTGACGGTGCTTCAATTGATGTAAGTAACGACAAAACTGCGCAGGATATAGTTGATTATTACAATCAAGCATAGTTATATTTTACCCGCTTTTAAACTCTAAAGGCGGGGATAAATAGAATTATAGAAGTTAAAGGAGGTGATATTAATGGCACAAAAAACGGAGACTTCAATAAAGGAGCTTGCCGAAGCATATGAGAACTTGAACCAGGCAATCAGACTACAGCAATTGATGATCGAAGATTTAAAAAATTATATTGAAAAGGTAGAGAGTATATTTGCCAAATCACTAGAGATTATCTTGAAAGCCTTAGAGAAATAACTGTATATAGTAAGCGGGTAAGTAGGGAAACTGAAAGCCCGCTTATTTAATGCCTAGTTTGAGTATTGACACATTGTGTCATTAGAGTTAATATCATGGTATGCAAAGTATATCGCTAGGTGGTTGGCAAATCTTCAAAGAGTTCCGAAAAAAAACAAAATCTTTCAGAAAAATATTTTCAGATTTTCCAGCAGGAACCACGTTTTTAAACAAGGTTTTGGCGGTTAAGGCAAGAGTTTTGGGGTGTACCCACCCTTACCCATTTTTAAATGATCTAGGAGATGAGGACCATGAATGGTGGTATTGTTTCTATTGTGACAGGAAAATATAACATTGTGGAACAGAGTGTTAAAAGATGCCAAATGTGCAACGAACCAATGTTTAATTCAAATGGCAACGCCAAGTTTTGCTATGAGTGCATAGTGAAGAGGCAGATTATCCAAAAAGGTGAAAGAAATAAGAGGTTAAGAAGATTAAAAAAACTGAAAGGAAAGAAGTGACAAAAAAAGAACTAATACTTGCAGTAGCTAAAGAATTATATGAATTTAACCATGAGAATCTAAAGTGGAAGGTTAAAGACACGTTTTCAGTTGACGGGAAAGAATATTCTATCCAAAAAGAGGTTACTACTTGGCTAAAAGCAGAATTTAATGAAGAAAAAGATTAAGGAAATAAAAGAAGAATTGGTACCTGTTTATGATCCAGTTAATGAGACTATGAGCGTTTTGGGTGAAGATGGTTTTAGAATAATGAGAAAGTTAAACGAAGTAATAAAAGCAGTAAACACCTTAAATGCAAAGAAAAGTAAAAATATGACAAGAATTAACAAAAGTGTGAGGGAGAAGATAGCAGAAGCATTTAGCGGGTATCTTGTGTTTGGATTTGGGGCACCTATCAAGTGGTCTGCTGACTCAGAACCATTGGAACTATACAAACCTACTGGTGTCGAACAAGGTTTAATAAGGAAAATAGAAAAACTTTTTGAAGGAAAATGATAAAAATAATATTATTAATGGTTTGGTTATCTGTTTGGGTAATTTTTCTCTTTACAAGAGACTGGATTCTTACGCCAGTTATTAGTTTTGGAATTGGTTATGCGATTAGAGAACTAATGATAGAAGCAATCGCAGAGTTAAGAGATGAATAACATTTTTTCTCTTTAGAGGTAGCATGGTTTTTGTGAGTAATGTCACTTAACTGTAATACTTAGGCTTGGAGCTAATCCGTAAAAGAATCAGTTCCAAGCCCCTCTAAAGGGGGTGAAAATTATGAATGAAAATATTGGTCAGTTAGTTTTATTGGTAACTGGATCATTAGTCGTAGGACTAATTTTATTCCTTGTAGCTGGAATTCATTTATCCAGT